CAAAGTTGTTTTGGTCGCATACTTGCAGTAGAACTTTATTGAGCACATCTGCGATCTGGTCGTCGCCGTCTGAGCGTGGTTTGATGTTAAACGATGCACGTTTGTTGATATACTGGCCGAGAATTGCGGAAACCGTAGGGCGAATTAGATTCAATGTCAGTGCTGGACGTTTCGTTTCAGCCAACTCTTTTAGGTCGGCCTCATCCCACTGTTCCCCCGCGAAAAACGACTCGCAACGATCCGCGTCTGTCATCCATTTCTGATGCTTTGCATCGTATGCGCGGCGAAAACTCGCCATCTGGTTAGCGGCTACTTCGTCTAGGTTCGTGGGAAAGTCGTTCTGATTTACGTCCATTTCTAGGCTCTAGGGTTGATTATGTTCTTTATAACACGCGGTCCCCTAATATGTCAAGCACTCATGTGGGTTGTACCACCACGCACACCAAGCTTCTTCAATCTATCCTTCCAAGACGGTTTTGGCTTCTCCTTTGTCTCTTGCGGTGGGGATACATCGTTAATCATCCAACCGATATACGCCAAGGCGTCCACCTGGTCATCGTTACGGCCGTTTGGGAATTTCAAAAGCTCCGCCTCGAAATCAGATAGCCACCCAGCCTGCTTGGGAAACAGTACTTTACCCTGCTCCATACGGGCGATGATGTTCATAGCACGCGCCGCTTTGTTAGATCGGCCAGGTGATAGCTTACTAATCGTAATATAGTGCTTCTGCTCATACATGAGCTTTTCCAGGATAGGCTCGATAGTCGCCTTGAGTTGGCCCACCTCCATACCGTTCTGCTGTGTTTTCCACTGTTTCGCCGTATCTAATATGGTCTGCGCCGTGTCTAGTGAGGTAGATCGCTTACGCACCACATCTAGGATGTACAAGTTCTGTAGCCTGTCCACCCCGGCCACCACGCCGACCGTGTAGTCGGTGCCAACCCCAGTAGATAAGTCCCACGCCACGAATGTCGTCATGTCCAACGCGTCTGGTGCCTCGTCGTAGTATTTGAAGTTAGCAGCCTTGAACAGATCGCCCTCAGTCGGTACGGGGTTCTGCTGGTACAGCGCGTTCCAGTCGCGGGTACCTACCGTGTTTTTGATACGTAGCAGCGCCGTCTCGTCATAACGGGCCGGGTGAAGGGCCTCCCCAGCTCGGCGGTTCGGCTCGTCCACCTCTGCAATAGCTGGGTAGCGAATGATCTTGAACGGATCAGCAGTGTTCTCCTCGATGCGCCCACCGAGGTCGTCCTCGTGCCAACGTGTTTGGATTAGAAGGATACCGGACTGCGGAGCAAGACGGGTGTAGGCTGTTGAGGTGTACCAGTCCCAGTTATTACGGCGCGCTGCCTCGGACTCGGCCTCCTGTCTATTGGAAATCGGGTCATCGATAATCAGAATGTTCGCGCCCTTGCCCGTCAAACCACCGTCGGTACCTACAGCCGTGTAGCCACCAAGACGTGTTGTCTTCCATGCGTCCACACTCGCCATGTCTTTGTGTAGCTTGGTATCTGGGAACACGTTTGCATAATCAGGGTCACGCAGCAACTCACGAGCTTTCTTCGACATCTCAACCGACAAGTTGGCCGCATATGAAGCCATGACGATCTCGAGTGTTGGGGTACGGCCTAACGCCCAGGCCGGAAACATGATGGAAGCTAACTGGCTCTTACCATGACGCGGTGGCATAAAGATGGCCAGACGTGGTGACTTGCCAGCCAACACATCGTCGTAGAACTGCATCAACGCGTCTGCGATCTCTTTGTGCACCCATCCTGCTTGATAAGTTGGCATCATGCGTTTAACAAACTGTAGTAGATCGCGTCGGGCTAACTCACGGCTTGCGATCTCGCGCTTGGCACTGATGGCCAACTGTGCCATTTTATCCTCATTGGCGAAGGGTTTCGGCGGCTCTTTGTATTCGTCAGTCATCGATCAGCTCCCCCTCAATCACATCACTGGTATCATTAATGAGGCGTAGTAGATCGTCGTTGGACATAGAGGTGATCTGCTTCTGTGCTTCCTCGAACGTGCCTTGGATCGTCACTGTCTGTTCTGGGGCATACAGGCCGTGCAGTTTACCCAGCTCTTTAGCCGCGTTTACCATCTCTGATGAGGTGTCTGCGTTCTCGTATGCCTCAAGTAACATGTTAGTGACAAGACCACGGTTGATCTGGCGTCGTGCGCGGGATGAGATTCGGTCTAAGCGTGACATGCCTACCCTCGTTATTTCTTTAATATGGTTCGGAGAGTAGCCGTCCTGCTGCATTATAAAAGCGACTTTCTCTGCCGTAGACAGATGTACTTTCATTATGTCTCCTAATAGTGCTTTGGTAGTTTACGGGGTAGGGGGCGGCATGTCAAGTGGGGGGATTTTGTGGGAAATTTGCGCGTAGATTGTCTCCCCCTGTCCCAGCGACGCGGGGGCATCAACCCGATTCGCCTTTTTTGCGCGTCACTTTTCCGATTTTCAAATTCAAAAAATCAGTAAGTCGTTGATTTTATTAGCCTTTATGTATGCACATCCTAGCGTGACACATTACTAACCCGTTGATTATTAAGGCGTTCATATTCTCGCTCGATTGCGCCTATAATAAGCGTAGACAATACAAAGGACGGGTTTATCCGCCTTATATCATCGAGTTTATTAATAACATCGGGTGACATCTTAAAAGACACTTGTTTATAGCCTTTGTCTTTGAGTCGTTTGTTATATGCCTTATCTGCCTTTAGTTGTGATTCATACTTTGCCATGATGTTGTTTTATATACCTTTATTGGGTTTTTAGTGGAAAATGCTTGACTTCATGCCGTACATTCGATAATAATAAAAGCGTCGAAAGGCAAACGCCCGCCGACAAAACGAAAGACGAATAGCCCTTGACTTTTTACCGTGTATTCGATAACATAGAAAGCGTCAAAGGCAATCGCCTCGATAAAAAGATACGCATAACAAAGCGTATCACGTAACCAAACAAACGCCATAAGGCGTAAAGGAATTATAAATGAACACTTCTTCATTGACCACTGCTATCCGCTCTTTAATCGCTAGTCATGGCGATAATAAACAACAATTACATGACCTTGCCGCGCAAGGTATTAAACATGCTTTAGAGCATGGGGATAGCAATGCTCTTGCTGTTACCAAAGAGCTGATTAGTATCGACCACACGGGCTTTCTATCCAAAGTGATTAGAATGGTTGACTTCGACCTACCAACCAAATTAGGGCGGCGTTTTGCGCTTAACAAAGCGCGTGGGAATGAGAGCGACGCTCTCAAGTTATGGGATTCAGCGTTTGAAGAGGCAGAAGCCAAAACGTTTGACGTTGAAAGCGCAACGGCATACGCTAATGATGCAAATGCTAAAATAGCAGTAAATACCGCTAAAATATTCCAATTATCGGATTGGCTCGCCAATGCAACCGATGCCCCTAGCGTAGCACTAGAGGCAGTAGGGGCGGCTATCGACACTGCACACAAGCAAGTAACGGGATGGCAATCAGATGTACGCGCCATTGCGTTCCTTTCTAGCGGCTCGGCAGACTATCCGCGCCTATCAGAACGCGATTTCGCCGCGTTTGAACGCGCCCTTTCTCGCATGGTCAAACGTTTTGGCGGTAAATTGCCAGAATAATAACCATCATAGGTATCACCCGCAAAGGTGATACCTACTTAATATAGTGTGCAAATATAAACCAACGTTTTATATTTGTTCATTAAAAACCTACGCGAAAAGTAAGCGGTATCTGGCTTATAACAAGGCATTGGATACGCGCGAAAACCTTTGCTTCAATAATTGACGGCTTTAGTAGTCTGTTAATTTAGGGGTAAAGACAAAGCCGCCGTTGAATCTTAGGATAATGGCGCGCTGGCAATCGACCAGCGATATAGTGTAGGGACTGGAAAAACTAGCAATCGCCCGTTTTGCGGCATTGTACAGGCTATAATTGTGCCTTGTGTGTTGGTAGGTAAACAATCCGCCGAACATAAAAGGAACAGTTGAATAGTCTGGACGATGTGGACAAAAAGCGTCCAACGCAAAACGGATTGGTTGCTAGTCAAATAGTAGAATGCTTCAGGTTTGCTGAGGCTTTTGCACATCTGCCATTTGACTAGCGACCATTGCAAGATTGGGGGAACAACCGAACGGCTAAACAACCGAAACGGCTAAACAACCGAACAAACGTTCTGCCAATCCACCAACCAAACGTAAGTTTGTTAGACTTTGGGGGTCAAAGTTAGACTTTGAAGGGGGGGAGAAACTCCTATATTTCAGACTCTTTTTTTATACTTTTGACGTTATAAAGTCTAACAAACCCTAACAAACTCTTTAACGCTATGTTCTTGCAAGCTTTTTTCTGTTGGACTTTGCTTTTTAGAAATCTAACAACTCCTAACAAATCCTAACAACTTTTTTGTCTTGCCGAGTTGTTCCGACAATGGGTATTATACCACAACTTATTAACCAACTGGAGGATAAATTATGCCAGAAGAGGTATGGCGACCACTGGACTTGCTAGTACCGCCGCACGACAATCCAAAGGTAAACCTACGTGACCTTGGTTATGAGATTTCTAGTAAAAAGGCTGTCTCATTATTCCATAAGGACGGCCGTGTACAGGTATGGCGTGACACAAAGAGTGTGCGTGTGCCGCTGGGGTGGATGACCGCCTCCGTCAACGTAGACAAAGCGCACCGCAAATTGTTTCCCGAGCTATACTAAAAACGCTCACCCAAACACCTCCAGTTATCTGGGGGTTTTCTTTGTCCAAAAAGAGGTAATCGAAAAATGAAATACTCATTATTCTTCAACGCGGCTCGCCGTGAACAAACGCACAACAACGTCACCCCCGTCAGTCAACTGGGGACGGACGTAATTACCATCGCAGTGTACGGAACGGTGTTCGCCGTTGCATTACTAGCCTATCTTTCATAAGGAGATCGTCATGCCAAACGCCTCATGGCTGTTAACTCAGCCTGTAATGACTAGCGCATCATTCGTGCGCCCTACTGAACGCCGTAACACTGGCAGACGTACAAGCAACGGGGCGCACTTGCGCCCAAGAACCCTACAAGAATTAGGGTCGGGCTGTTACAGAACAGTAGCACGCCCGCAGTCAGTATGAACATTGACGAGGCTATACGCCTCGTTTCCGAATTACCATCAAACCCGCGGGGCGACGACGTATATTCTAAACGTCAAGCCGAGGCTGCCGCTATATTCAAGCGGGTTGCCGCACTACCACGCTTTGTGGTGAGTAGCTATGACAACACGACAAAGCCACCAGCTCTGTATAGATGGACTGGGGAGCCGATGCCCTATCCTGCATTGACCGTAGTTCGTTCGGCGCCTGAGTGGAAGATGGTACTGGTTATGGCGCTAGGGTACAAGGACGATGCGGTGTACGTGGCACTTTCTTCCGTACAAGGCGGCACGGCGGTACCTGTCTTGACGGTTATCTACGAGTTCGACACTGCCGCGAACGAATGGACAGCGCGCTATCTCCCATTATGGGAGAAGCTCGATCCTAGGTCGGCTGACCATGAGCCACATTTCCTGGGTTTCGCCAGGGTAGTGGTTGGCGACGCGGTAGAGGTACTGGCGGGCATTAAGACTGCCCAATACCTGACCACACAATCGATAATAAAACCTAGGGGCAAGAAGAAGAGCGGGCGCACATTGCCCCTTGTCACGCTACACACGGTCACGATCAATCCTAACCCGCCACCCGTCGTTACAAATACCAGTGGTCAACGTACTGGCGTTCGTCAACGTGAGCACTGGAGGCGTGGTACGTGGTGCACAATCAAGAGAACAGGCACACGCTACTGGCGCAGTGCCTGTAAAGCAGGTGACGCCTCGCTAGGTGTCATCATAAAAGACTATGTAATCGAAGGAAACAAAGATGAACCATCAACAAATCGCTAATCTAATCGCGTCTACTGGCGCAGATGTAACGTATCTTGTTACTGGAGAACCAGGAATTGGAAAGAGCGACCTGCTCAAACGACTATCAACAGCGCTCCCTAAGCACGAACCCATTTACGTCGACTGCCCAACGCTCGATCTGCCAGACGTGCAGCTACCTTATGTTGAAGCAGGCACGGCACGTTTTGCAACCAACGCCATGTGGGGCGTTGATAACCCCAAACCTAAGCTCATCATGCTCGATGAGCTGCCAAAAAGTTCTAACGTAACGCGCCTGCTGTTTACACGACTGCTGTTAGACCACGTGATTGGGGCGTACGCCCTGCCCGCTGGCTCAATCGTCTTCGCTACTGGCAATCGCACCGTTGACGGCGTTGGGGATTCATTCCCAGCCCACATGAACAATAGGGTAACGTCTATCCAACTGGACAAGCCAACAGCCGAGAGTTGGTTGGAGTGGGCAGACACAGCAGGAATTGACCCAGTATTAAAGGCGTGGGTCAACCAGTTCCCACATTGTATGGCGGAGGCGAACTCGCCTCAAAACCCATACGTGTTTGACACGAAGCACCGAACAACGTCTTTCGTATCGCCTCGTTCTTTAGCTAAGGCGTCTCACATCATTGCGGCGCGTAGTCAACTGGGGAAAGAAACCACATACGCCGCGCTTGCTGGCACATTAGGTGACTCTGCGGCTGCGGACATCTCTACCTATATCGACTTAGCTAACCAGCTACCGAGCTGGGACATGATCATGCGTGACCCACAAGGCGCGCCTATCCCAAGCGCGGTACCTGCACAATTGATTATCGCCTATGGCATGGCTGACCGTGTTAAAGCGGTGTCCAAGAAAGACTTTAAGGATACCGTGCAGGCATTGGTTGAATATGGGCAACGCCTACATTTGGAAGTGGCAGCCGTAGCCTTTAGCGGGCTTGTTAAAGCCTCGGTCATGAGTGTAACCGTCCCTGCTTTACAGTCTTGGGCGAAGGAGAATAGCTGGAGTTTGAAATGACAACTGACGTGGATAAGGACATACAGCACATAGTCCGTTGTTATACAGATGGGTATCGCACCATCAGTAAGATCAACGGACGCCCCGTTGCGCTAGTCGGCCGTGCATCGAAGATGGGCATGGTTAGGCGTTTATTTACTGTGTATGGACTGACTGATGGTCTTGTTGAGCACCTGCTGCGGGACGTGCAGAATACAAACGAGGCTATGCCACCTGGTGAGCTTACCCCGCTCTTGCATTACTACGTGCGGACTAACCCGCCCGCATAACCAAAAGTAACAGAAGGAACCGAATAATGTCTTACACACCGCCTGCGTTTGACGCGAAACTCAATATGCACAACCGCTATAAAAAATTGGGTGAGACACTGGCAACACAACTCGACCCATACTTTGAGGCAACGGCGTTTGCCGCGAACTCTACATCGGGGTGGGACACGCGACACCACGGGTTCTTACTCGCCAATCCAGACAAGTTGGCTGATGCCCTATTCTACCGCGCCATGATCGGTCTTAATAAAGAACCGGCCACGGTCAGGAATTATGATGCGATGTGCAGCGGTAAGGTAGCAGTGAGTGGCCGCGTCATGGGCTACGCCGTTGACGTTAAGATGACAACACTGTCTTCCTATGAAATAGTGCTATACGTACACCCACAGACAACGATCATCCTGCGCCGTCGTCCAGACACAGCGACAGGCGGGCGGTACTCTCTATTGTTTGTAACAGGATCACCGCAAGTCGTGACTAGTTCTATGGCCAGGTTTTTATGGAAGGTTGCTGGCATAGAGTTCAGTGATAACAAATACTGGTTCGACCGTCTCGTGCGGACACGTACGTTTACGTTCCACCACGACACAGAGAGAAAGACGTTACATAAGCGCGGCTCGATGTACTATGACATAGTTGAGCAGCCTAACGGTGTACCGCAGGTGGAGGTGGTGTCAGTCAACGGAATACCAGCGCCAACATTCACACCCAACAGGCGTAAGAACAAGCAACTAAAGGAGTACCTACAGGCGGCGACGTCTATCCTAGATACATTCGCGGCACTTACTGACCTAAAGGTGGTGCGCCCTAGCGAAATGGGGTGGGGGGTTGTGGACATACCGTCCAAGCTCATGGACATGTCGCTTAAAGGCGTGTCCCTTGAGGACTTCTGCCAAGCCCTATCTGCTGCGTTGGTGATCACCAAGTCTTTTGGCGTGATCTGTCTACCAACCAGAGTACAGCTTAAGCACATCATACGTATCGCTATTGATGGATACGAGGAGGACTAATGACGACCATATCAACCGAACAGCGCATCACACGCGCTAACATTGCCATCATGCGCTCAAGTGCATGGGGCTTCTTAGGTGGCATCATCAAAACCGGTGCCGTCTCTTTGTCTAACGACGTACAAACAGCCGCCACTGACGGCTACAACGTGATGTACAACCCACGATTCATCGAGTCACTGACCGACCAAGAGATTCGATTCCTCGTGCTGCACGAGAATATGCACAAGGCGTACAAGCACATGTCCCTGTGGCAGGGCTTGCATCGTCGCAACCCTCAGTTGGCTAATGCAGCAATGGACTATGTTATCAACATAGAAATCCTCGACAACAAAGGCGACCTCGACGTTAGTATGCCAGCCGGTGGCCTGTACGACACAGCCTTCCGTGGTATGGACACACCAACCGTCTTCAGACTACTGGAGCAGGACGGAGAGGGCGGCGGTGGCAGCGATCCGAAGTATGGTAAAGGCTCGCCACTAGATGAGCACGAAATGGGTGATGCCGACATTACAGACGCACAAGCGGCCGAATTAGAGGTAGCTATTCGACAAGCAGCCGGGTCAGCACCGGGTAACAAAGCACGGGAACTGCAAAACGCAGTGGCTCGTAAACGGAATTGGCGCGAGGCGCTTATGGACGATTGGGCTACCGTTGTGCCAGGCCGTGACGACCAGTCATGGGCACGGGTCAACCCCGTCTACTTGTCTATGGGCATCTACCTACCAGGCTCGGTAACACAAGCAGCCAAGCACGTCAACTTCTGCATTGACACCTCCGGTTCTATCACGCAGGAGACGCTCAGTATGGCGGCCGCTACCGTAGCCGACCTGTGTCAGACCTACCCTCCTGAAAGCCTAAACGTGGTCTGGTGGGACACAGAGGCCTATGTGCAGTCTGTGCCAGACACTGAGTATGCGAATGTAGCGACACTATTGAAACCACAAGGCGGCGGTGGGACTGACCCACGCTGCTTATTAGAACACTTAACGCCGGACTCATACACCGTCATCTTGACTGACGGGTGGTTCGGCACAACCAAACCAGAAGAATGGCCAGATAAACTCGTGTGGCTGTTAACCAACGACGGAACGGACAAGTACATCGGTTCCGGCAAAGTAATGGAGATGTAAGATGGGAACATATAGCGATGTGGCGCTGTACATATACCCGGCGCAAAATGAGGAAGGATACGATGAAGCGGCAGAAGCTGCGTATAAAACGTGGATGGTATTAAACAAACAGCGGATAGTAGACCTAATCACCGCTACAGGGCTAGAGATTAGTCCTAAATTTAAGGTAGATATATTTGCTACAGGTAACTTGAAGTGGTACGGGGAGAGCGTATCGGCACTTAGAGAGGTGCTATGTGATGAACTAGTAGACCTACCATTCTTATCATGGGAGATACTCTCGGTAGATGATGGTGAGTACGTAGAACACAGATACTCAAACCAAGTGTCATACCTACTAGGGACACGCATGACATTCACGATCGCAGGGGAGGATATAGAATGAGTCTAAGAGGATACAACGACGTTGTCCGTTGGGTAGAGCAGGGTCGATACAAGACCTACCGCAACTTCAAAGGATCACGTTCGTGGCGGTTAATAAGCGACGACTATGTACAACTAGAGCTGCATGGTAACGCCATCGGTAGGTATTACGCGAACGGTACAATAGAGATCAGCCTTGCTGGGTGGAATACCAAGACTACACGAAAGGCATTGAGTGATGAGATGGGTATATACGTGTATAACCTGGATGGGGACCCATACCTACATCGCTGGCGCATCCCGACATCGAAGTGGGTGCCAGTCCACTATAACGGATCGCCTGTGCTGACACCCGAAGGTAAGCCGGTCCATTTTATACCCATCATTAAGCAGAAGAAACGCATGGATGAGGTACGACGTATCATTAAAGAGCGACTTCCTGCTGTGGTAGAGGCACGCAAGGCCGCTCGTCTATTGGGGCGCGGCGAGGGGCGCAACCAGATAGCCTCCTATGCAGTCGATAAGCTGCTGGCTGGTACGCCTATGGACGAGGTACCGCAGCGGAATATGGAGGCGCTACTGGAGCTACCGCAGGCATGGTTTAACACCTACGTGGCAATGAACGCCGACGCATACACGTCTTACTACTATGAGAGAGACGGCGATAAAGAACCGTATAAAGTGGAACATGATCCTTTAAGATATTAGGAGAGTTAATCATGGCAGCAACCAAACAATTCACCGCTTTCATAGCGGTGAGAACATTATATGAAGACGCTAAGAACCCGGCAAAGGTTTACGACTACCACCGCGAAGGCTACACATCCCGCAAGGACAAGAAGCCTACCAACTTCTACCTCGGCCGCATGTCAAAGAAGACGCCTTTCGAGGTGCCAACACTGGCCGGATGGCTGGTAGAGAAGTGGCCGGCTATCGACGATACTGGTGACCGTTATACGTTGAGACACAAAAGCGGTTTCGGTATTACAGTGACACGTTATACAGTTACGATCCAGTCTTACTCGGCCATTCAGAAGACAAGCGGCAAGCGCACCATAGCTGACATGCTTAGTAAGCTAGGACTTGGGCACCTTTATTTCAATACCGAATGTCCGGTGCACTTTACGGACATGTCTAACAGCCAACGTCACCGGCCCCCCAAACCCTGCGTGCGGATGTCATTAGGTGGCATTAAGACGTATAGCCAGTTTGATGCCCTCGTGTATGACTATCGCACAGGTGAAGTGCGTCGCGCACCGGACCCTGTTCGTACGGGTAATGGAGACCAGTTCGTCATCAGAGTTATTAACCGCGAGGACATCCGTATATATGACACAGACACTGAAGCGTTCATGTCATTGCGAGAGTTCAAGGAGCAGATACGTGTAGCAGCTACCGCTTTGGTAGATATGGGCCCACCAATTGATCCAACACGGACAGACATCCCATACGCACGTAAGAAGTATGAAGCCGGGGGAGACGCTGGTATACCATTTTCTATGGGGGCGTTCATCGAGAAGGCTGCTTACCGCGTCCTGGCTGGCCGCAGTAAATACGTCGTACATGCGATTGAGCACCTACTAGAGAGCACGGACATTTATCACAACCGAGCCGTGTTTTACACACCAATCAATACAGACAGCCGAACAGTGTGGTCGCATAGCCCCACGTATGGATCGGGAACCGATCCAGAACTTCACTGCAACAGATACTAAGGAATACAGACATGATAGCAAACAACCGATTTAACAACCGCCAGCTACTCAAACTTGAACAACTACTGGAACAAGAACTAGCGGAGATGCGTACATTTATGCCGCGTCGATTCAAGCAGCTCAATGAGCTTGTAAACAGCGTGACTAAGATTGAACGCCCAAATGATTTAGAGGAGGACGACTATGAAGTATATATGTTCGCAATGACGGTATCGCGGTTGTTGCCGCAGGTACCGGACGTAATCGTTAAACCGAAGGGGAAGAAAGATGTCTGAAAAAACATATCATGCGCTAGAATGGGCACAGGCCCTCTATGCTGAGGGCTATATAGGCCAAGCGTACACAATCATTAACACAGCGATAGCCACCACCACCGACAATGAGCTATGGGAGGCGTGGCTATCGTTTCTACAAACGGTATAGCTAATGGACGAGATATATAGAGAACTGAAAGCCGAGTATGGGTCACTAGTAGATACTGCCGCCGCTATGTTTGAGAGCGTCTTCGCTGACCTTATCAAGGAAGTAGAGACGGCCAAACTACTAGGGGCACATGAGTCCGGCCGCAATCTACAGTTTTGTGTCGAACTAAGGCTGCCGACCGAACGTAACGAGTCAGCTATGGCAAGATATGTAGAGGCGATCCGTAAAGAGGCGATATACAAAGTATCGAACGACGATACGCTGTATGTCATTACACCAAAACTATTCTTCGTCGATTTCATGCGGGGGAACGCAGATGAGATACAAGCATCAACAAAGAACTATCGACTTCATACACGACCATAATGGACGGGCGTTCATCGCCTCCGATGCTGGTACGGGTAAAACTCCGACGGTTCTTTGGTGGTTTTCTGAGGCCAAGGTTAAAGGCACGGCCAAGCGTATGCTTGTGCTGTGTCCTAAGTCTATCGTCGAGCCGGCATGGTTAGCGGACGCACGTAAGTTCGTCCCCCACCTGCGGGCAGTGGCGGGCACAGGGCCATCAAAAAAGAAAGACGAGCAGGCATTGCAGCCGTGGGTAGACATCTTTATCACCAATCACGACAGCATCAGCCACATGTCAGCGAAGGCCTTACTATCTTTTGATACGATCTGTATTGATGAGAGCACGGCGTTCAAGGGTAATACATCAGCCCGCACTAAGCAGCTACATAACTACGTCAAGACAGGCAAGTGGCGCAATCGTATCGGCATGTCCGGTACGCCTATGCCACAATCTATCTTAGACCTCTGGGGGCAGTTATACTTTGTTAATCCGGACGACACACCGATCTTTACCACATGGCGACATGAGACCACGGTGCCGCGACTTATCCGTGTAGGTAAGCAAACAATCACTACTTACGATGAGAAGCCGCGTATCAGGGACGCGATCACGGCTATGTACAGCTCGACGATCATCCGCTATGCCAAAGAGGACTGCCTCGATTTACCGCCACAGACCATGCGCACGATGACGATCCAGTTATCGCCAGCATTGCGCAAACTGTACGACCAGATCGAGAAGGAAGCGGTGCTTGAGTTAGAGACCGGCGACGTGACCGCTGTACATGCAGGGGCATTGGCGCAGAAGTTGTTACAGGTGGCCAGCGGGTTCGCCTATGGTACCGATACAGACGGCAAGGGACACTTAGCTCATAAGTTTTCTGAGGAACGGTATGAGTTAATAGGAGAGCTTGTATCAGAACGGCAACACTCCCTCGTCGCCTTCACGTTTAAGGCGCAGCGAGACTTCCTCATTAAAGAGATGGACGCACGCAAGATCAAGTACGCTGTGTTGGACGGCGACACGAAGGACAAGACGCCCATCGTCGAAGCCTACCAACGCGGCGAACACCAGACATTGCTATGTAACCCACAGTCGGTAGCCCACGGGCTTACGTTGACCAGGGGAGACACTATCATCTGGGCAGGGGCCACATCCAACCTCGAACACTTCGCCCAGTTCAACGCGCGTATCGACCGTGTAGGACAGACGAAGCACAATGAGGTTATCCTGATCGAGGCCGACAAGACATACGAGCAGAGCTTATACAAGAAGTTGTTAGGCAAGCACGTAAGTCAGTTGGACTTATTAGACATGTTGAAGGAGAAGTAATGGGAGCACCAGATTTTCTAGCGGCCTACGCCCCGCCGCCTAGCATACCGGTACTGAAGAAGTGGTCATACAGCGCATGGTCATTATACAAGGACGTGCCTTATATGCTCTACGCCCAAGAAGTGTTAGGTATTAAGCGAGAGGCAGGCACCGCAGCAGATAGAGGCACGCAGTTGCACGCCACACTGGAGCAATATCTACTGGACGGCACGGGCGATCCGCACCCAGTAGGCAAAGAGGTCATCGACACGATGCGCGACGAGGGTTACGTACTACTACCAGAACGTAAGTTCATGCTCGATGCTGACTGGAAGGAGACCGAGAAGGACAGCCGCAAGCTGACCGCTATCATGGACGTGTGGGGCCAGACACCAGACGGACGTGCGAAGATCGTTGACTGGAAAACCGGCAAGAAGTATTCACTCAAGCATACACAGCAAGGCCGACTATACGCTGCCGTAGCAGCACAGGTATGTGGCATAGAGGAGTGTGTTGTAGAGTTCGTTTACTTAGATGGCGGTAAGCCATTGGTGTTAGACCTAGACAAGCATCATGTGGATGCAGCAGTACGCTACTGGCGCGAGGAGGGTGATAACCTTCTGTCACTTGGTATGGACGCTTTCGCACCGCCTGAAGACCTGCAAGGCCTAGCGCCTTGGTATAAGGAGTTCTTATCTAATAAGAACAACTATGACCCGGATCATTTTTCTGCACCTTGGTACGCAAAATAGATTGACTCCGATAAGGGGACACTATATTATTGCTACCGCCACGGAGACGTGGCCTATTTATTTTTTTATACTTGGAGAATTAATCATGAGCAAAGCATTATCTACACAATCAGCAGCTTTACCAGTAGTACCAGATTTCTTAAACACAGGCGACTATGTTCTAGCAGCAGATGCTGGCATGACCGCCGAAGATACCCTTACCCCTCGACTCAAACTCGTACAAGCCATGTCTGCCCAAGCTAAAGGCAACAAGATGGCTATTGGCACATACGTCAATACATTGACAGGTGAGAGCGAAGGCGAGGCATTGAAAGTCTTTAACCTTGGTTTTGTTCGCACATGGTTAGTATCAGATCGCGTTGAAGGTAACTCAGGCAGTGTGTTCAAGGTGTACAGCGACGACCAACGCGCAGAAGCAGAACAGTTCGCTGCCGATAACGGCCTCAAGTGCGCACTATCTCACCGTCATTTCGTGATGCGTGCTGACCGTGACGACCTGGCAGTATATGCAGTAGATATGTCTGGCTCGGCTGTGTCAGCATCTAAGGCATGGAACTCACTAATCATCTCTAAGTTCGGCAACATGCCGCGCCAAGCACCTATCTATGTGTTAGGCGTTAAGGAAGTAGAGAACGATAAGGGTTCTTGGTATATCCCTGATGTCTCTTTCTCTGGTGAGTATGTCAGTAGCAAGCAGCAGCTCGACGGGTTGATCGCTACGGCAGCGGGACTAGATGAGCTTAAAGACCAGGTAAAGGCGCCAGCACTACTCGGCTAATACAATAAGAAAATACCACACTAAAAATAAAAACGTCACATTAAGCCCGGCATCCGCTGGGCTCTTTTTATCAGGAGAATTAATATGAGCATCACAACTATCACAGCAAAGTTGTTAGACCTTAAAGAAAAACGTGCCGCACTGTCAGCAGAAGACAGAGAGCTGGCGAAGCAAGAGGAGGCACTAAAGAGCGAACTCGTTGACCTAATGGCGCAACTAGGGGTCAGTGAGATGACGATTCACGACAAGAAATTCCGCACGAAGACAGAGCACTTACCAGTGGCAGAAGACTGGGAAGCGCTGTACAAGTATATCGAAGATAACCAAGCGTTCCATCTGCTGCACCGTAGATTGTCGGCTCGAGTACTGGCCGACATGCACGAAAATGGTATAGAAGTCCCTGGCATCGCGTGGAACGATAGATACACGGTCGCATATTAGAATGACCGAACACAGTTTTATTAAAAGTATTAACGACAAACTCAGACACCTGATGTTTGTGTGGAAAATCGATGCTGCTTCCGCAAACGGTACACCTGACTGCTGGTATTCCGGCGACAAGGCCGACCTTTGGATAGAGTATAAGTACGGACTATCTCACCCTCTGTCAGCATTACAAAGAATATGGTTAACAAGGAGACACGGCGAGGGCCGACATTGCTGGGTTGTAACGGGCGTGGATGACAAAGTTAGTGTAGTTACCTCCCCGCCGTATGACCAGTTGGCAGAGTTTATAGACAAGAAGCAGTTAATCGATCTGATACGCAGACATTGTTTGACCGAATAAGGAGAGCCTAGTATGACGACACTGTACCTACTATATGCAATCTATCTAAACCGCCCGCAAGACAACGTCGTGCTAGGTACAGCACCTAAGCACGCACAATGCGTGGCGATGAAACGCAATGTAAACCTAGAGGCAAGGCCTGACGCACTCGAGTGCTTAGAGGTGACGCAGAATACATATAACATGTACCTAGACGACGAACGATTTTGGAAGAGGACGCGACAATGAGTCTAGCAATACCAGAGCTGCGAAAGCAGAACGAAAAGTTGGTGCGCCAGTTGCGTACCGCAAATGAGCGTATCACGTTGGCGGCGCTTCAGCTACATGAGCTTGAAGCAAAATTGGAGAGTTGCGAACTGGCTAAAGACGTTACAAGCCGTATATTCATGGGCTTCATGATGGAAGCAAGAACGATAAGCGAGTTACGAAAATGGTTTGCCGAGTTTGTGAATGATATACAGGGTTTCGATGACGGCAAGCAATCAGCAATAACCTTACTTGAGAAACATGGTGTGTCGCTTCGAGTACCAACGATTAAGGAGATAGAGAATGGCAAGTGGGATAACAACAACTGAACTGCGGCACAGCCCAGCGAGTCTGCTCTTGTCTGACTGCGCTGCCGGGCCAGTGCCTATAAGGCAGTACAAGAAACAGATAGCGACGCTGTCGTTATATGACCAGAGCAAGAAGCACACATGTATAGTACCACTAACCCAATTACGCGACCTCGATGTATTTGCCTACCGAGGGGACACGGCATGTATAACACGTAATGGTAAGCCCCTATTAACGCTGGAGTTTATCTCCTCCTAAATCTGAACATAACCGAAAGTACCTACCAAGAAGGAAAAAGACATGACACTACTAGAAATGTCACGAGAGAAGGCGCTCGACATTGTATTCGACGCGCGACCATACCTGCCCACTGACTGGGCAGCAGTCATGGTGGATAAGGACAATGAAGATTTCCCCGAAGCTTTTGCTGTAGGCGAGCCCTACTGCGGACGCAGTAACGACTATGTCCGTGCGGCATTGCTGTCCTTACAAGGGCACCTATACAGCATGGCGCAATGCACCATAGCTAAAGCGTATGAGCTGGCTAGTAGCGATTTATCACACAGCAAACGTAATGTATAACTGATCAGGAGACGATCATGAGATTTAACAGTAAAGCACACATGACACGAGAGCTACTCTCCGGTAAACGATTCAAAAACGCTAAAGGGGTAGTAATTTACTACGACGCGAACTTACAAAACCCGTTCAGGTGCGGCCTGAACAGTATGGATAGAGTGTGGGAGCAGTACAACGAAGACATCTGGGAGGAAATCAAACCACAACAGCCCCCTATCATTGGCGGCGCGTGGGATTTGTGCCAACGCAGCGTAGCGGAGGAAGCCAAACCGCGCCACGTACATCAGGACCTGATCGATAGTTATCAGGACGGACAAGTGTGGCAGTATAGGCACAATATTAATGCTAAGTGGTTAAATCTTTCAAACCATTCAACATCTTGGCAACCTGACTGGGAGGAGGACACACAATATCGCCTCCACCCACACAATGATTTGATCCAAGCGCACCGTAATGGCGCTAAGATTCAAGCTTACATCTGTGGCGATTGGATAGAAGAACCCAACCCCGACTGGTACGAAGATACTAAGTATCGCATCGCACCTACTAAGGAGTTTGTGCTTATATATGAGTGGAAGTTTAAGACACCAAGTAGTTGGATGATCGAAGTCTTACTTATGAGCGAAAAGGACGCCAAAGTTTACTTTGAAGGCCGTGAATACAAGAAAACAGGTCGTTATTGGGAGGTAGAGGTATGAAAGATTATTTGATGGCTTCAATCGTTGGGGTAGCAGCGGTTTTACTATTGCTGTTAAGTGTATGGAACTTATCCGCGTATAACTTGGCTTCAAGTTGTGAAAAGCTAGGCGGCTTTTATATAGATAGCAAGGTATATAAGTGTGAGGTAGCGAAATGAAACTAATCACCATTATGCTGGCATTACTGAGCATGGTTGCTTGTAACCGTGCGTATAACACTGTTGCTACTTGCGATAATGGATTTACCAAGGAAGCAGAAAGTCTGTATATAGATAAGGGCACTCTTGTATGGGGGTACCCAACCGCTGTGTATAAGATACCAGAGGGTGTCACGTGTGTACTTACGCATAGGAAATTGGATAGTGAAAGTAACTATTGAATTTACGGAGTTAGCAAAATGAACAACTTATCAGAACTGTTTAGAGAAGCGAGGCAATACGGATTGGTGCGCGTGGTGACGGCGGACGACGGTCTATACTACTGCACAATCGAGTTCTCGACAATCAAACACACTAGGCTACAAGCGGAATCTGGGTGGAAGCACCAAACCCCAGAAGATGCTGTGGCGAAAGCAATATCCGTAGCCAAGGAGATTGTTAATTCGATAACGGCCTCTATTGAACCCATGAAAGAGTTAGCAAAGCTGTGATAACATAGGCGGTACACTCGGCGTACGCTGAATGGATGGCATGGCATTGGCCAAAGACCAACCAGTCATATCATATAGACAATATCTTACAAAGGAAATTCATAATGTACAAGACAACACATATTGGTCATAAAAATATTATGGCTACACCTATGTCCCGTGGAGACTATAACAAGTATCGCGGGTGGGAACTGCCTTCAAACGAGCGATACGACGATGATGGATACTTAGTCGAGTACGAACCTCGTGTAGGTGAAACGTCTAACGTTCAAGGGCACGACGGCTATGTTTCATGGTCGCCGAAACAGGTGTTCGACGGCGCATACCATGATGTAAACAATGCGTTACCTTTTGGACTAGCACTAGAACTAGCGAAGCAAGGCTGCGCCATCGCACGGAAAGGGTGGAATGGTAAGGGCTTAAAAGTATCTGTGCAACAACCGACCGAAGGCTCAGACATGGGTCTGCCATACCTATACATGCAGTATCCGGCTACTCCTGCAAGTGATAATGCCCCAAGCTCTCATATTAATGCACGAGTACCTTGGTTAGCATCACAAACGGATATTTTAAGTTCTGATTGGTTTATCGTAAAAGAAGATAAGGAAAGTTAAATGGAAAATCAACATCGTTTAATAACTGGCTATCGTGAACTAAGCCAGGAAGAGATAGACTTAATGAATGACATCAAACAAGTTGGGCAAACACTTGGGGCACTAACCCAGCGTCTGTTAGATACGGACTCGACAGACAAGCGTTGGGTAAGTATCGGGCGAACAGATTGTCAAACCGGGGTCATGGCGTTGGTTCGTAGTGTAGCTAAACCAACTTCTTTCTAATTAGTAAAACGTTCTGGCCGGGCGTACAAACAAGCGCCCGGCCAGTACCACCAAAGCGTGTATCACTCATAAGAATACCGTGCGGTTTTTTTGGGCAACACCTATATGTTTAATCATTTGTAACATTAGCGTAAGGAATATTAATCATGACAACCACAACATTTGAAACTGCAAAAGTTGGCGACAAAGTTTATTCACCCACCTTCGGCTGGGGTAAGGTTGAACATACAAATAGGAATACTCGTCACCCTATCCAAGTACGTTTTTTTCATGATAACTACTTCAGTGGTTATACACTTGAAGGGTACTATTATATTGATGTACCTGTTCAATCGCTATTCTGGGATGAAGTTGCTATCGAAGCTCCGGTAAAACCAGTAAACACCAGGATAGGCGTAGAGTAATGGCAGGGTTGCGGGTATAATAAGCAGAACTTATACCGCTCACCGAGCGGTATCACTGTAGGAGATAATAATTGGCAGATGAAGTAGACATTGCTAACGAACGGATCGAGCTTGAGATGGCAAACATCTTAGCCCAACGCGCAAACACATTGAAGGTAGAATCCTTGGCACCGAAAGGATCATGCCACTACTGCGACGCAGACGTTGGCCGCGAGGAGTTGTACTGCGACGAGGAGTGCCACGCGGCACATACATACGAACGCGAGCGACGTGCACACCACATGGCTGTTAACGGAAGAACCCGCCCCTCTCGTTAGGGTAATAATTAGGAGAACTTATGATTGTACACACCGCCCCTTGGTCAAAGGGGCTTATTGCATTGAGCAAACAACTGAGCGAGGCGGGGCCACCTGCCGCTAAAGACGCAATCCGCGAGCGTATTGCTGAGTACATGGCGATCGCCAAAGCCACCTACCCAGAACATTTCATGCCGGAGCGCAAAACTAATCTTACAACGATGGAGAGTCAAAATGACAGATGAAAAAGCGGCGGGGTTAAAGGCCCGTTTATTATCGATACTAGTCGACAACAAACGTATGCAGGACGAGCTTCTATATGGTAGCGACTGCATAAACATGAAGTCATTGCGACAGTTCATGGACGCGGCAAACCAACGCCCCGGAGACTGGCAGACAGCGCTACTCTATCGTGAGCTTATAGAAGAAGAGGTGGTCACTGAGTTGTTCGCTGCCTTTGATGAACTGAAAGCCATTGCACATACTAACGACGTCGAGGCGAAGACAGCGCTGCGCGTGCGAATCTTAGACGGCATCGCCGACAGTATCGTTACGCTTAATGCGTTCGGTGAGGCATTAAACATGGATGTGGTAGGTGGGTACAACGAGGTAATGCGCAGTAATCTTACCAAGATTGGTCCAGATGGAACCGTGCAGAAAAACCAGTATGGTAAGGTAATTAAACCAGACACCTATCACCCACCGCGATTGGAGCATTTAGTATGAGCGATTTTATGATAAATATTTTATCAGCTATAGTGGCGGCAGCAGTGTCCGCTGCCGTATTCGTGTGGATTGGGTACTGGGTAGCACAAGGTGTTCGACTGGCGGGAGGGTTAGGGGTATGAGCCTAGCACAAATCAAAGCAGAATTGATAGACCACATGGGAAGCGACACGCGGGTAGTCGATGCCGCTCGTGTTAGTTTCAACAAACAAAGCGATGGCAGCGACCCAGATGGAGACGCAAAGCTAATCAAGTACCTAGCAAAGCATGACCACTTCACACCGTTTACGCATTGCGTTATCACGCTACGAGAAACAGTGCCTATCTTTGTGGCACGGCAGCGATTCAAGCACACGGTAGGCTTTACCTATAATGAAATTAGCAGACGTTATGTAGACGACTCGCCCGAGTTCTTCTCCCCTACTTTCTGGCGCGAGCGCCCGGACGGTAGTGTTAAACAGGGTAGTGGGCGGGGTTACGTTACTACTGTAACAGAGCCTTCGTGGGTACCACGTGATATAGAGTCAGCAGTTGATGATCTGTATGCACACGCAGAAGAACTGTACCGCGCTATGTTGGATGCCAAGGTAGCTCCAGAGATGGCGCGCATGGTTCTGCCACAATCAATGATGACTAGCTACTACGTTACTGGGTCTCTCATGGCATTCGCGCGCGCGTATAAACTACGAAGCGACACACACAGCCAGCTAGAGATTCAACACCTAGCAAAGCGCTGGGATGAAATTATCCGCCCGCTATTCCCAGTGTCGTGGGCGGCTTTAGTAGACACAGAGGAGGTGTAGACATGGACATGTTAGATGTTTATAGAAAATCGTGTGAGGCGCTGAGAGAGGAGAACAAGAGGTTACGCCGTGTCACCAGAAGAAAAGATACTGCGATGTTCCTGATGATGATGGCGGCGATTATAGCTATACCACTAGTGGAGTTATTGAAATGAATGAAGAATATGATGCAAATGTGTCTGCGATTGCGGACGAAATATTAACGATCTTGTCTAGCCACCCAGTGATGGAAGATATACCAGCCTTGGCGCTGGTAATTGTGAGTATGTTTGAGCAGTTGGCGGGGGATAGCGACGCTGGCTTTAGCTTGGCTACAGACTCCATCCAGTTTTTCAAACAAACGCTAAACGTTTTAGAGGAAAGTCTAGCCAAAGCACCTGAAGGGACGATTATTCAATGACAGAGATTCCACTAGCGGTACAAGAGGTACCAGAGCGCCACCGCTTTGACGAAAGCAAACCGTTCATTACGTGGGACGGCTTTACCGACGGCCCGCCTGTACCACCATTCGATATGGTACAGGTTAAGTTTGAAGACAATCAAGTAGCAAGCGGGGCCGCGAGAAACTTTAGATGGAAACACCGCTTCGATGACGACAGCACACGACGCATCGTAGGTTTCCGTACCAACGGTAAGAAGGAGTCTGAACTAGTGTTCCAGTCAGTGGCCAACGAAGTACCGCGCCAGCAGCACAGTCCACAAGATGTCGTAGGGCGCAAGGATGACACTGGAAAACCACGTTTCGACTTAATGCCGGCCGCAGCGGAACTAAAGATCGCTGAGGTTCTCGAGTACGGGGCACGTAAGTATGCACCAGATAATTGGCGTAAGGTTGATAACCCAGAAGCCCGTTATCTGGCAGCAGCACTACGTCACATAAACGCATGGCGGAGAGGCGAGAGTCGTGATCCAGAGTCCGGGCTATCGCATCTAGCACACGCAGCGACAAGTTTAATGTTTGTAATGGAGTTAGTATCAGATGAATACGACGACGTCTAGCACCCATACGGACCTGACATATGCGCAGGTAGAAGACATGTGGAGACATCCGCATGAACTTACAGCAGTAGAATATGAGCTGGTTAAATATATTTTGAATAACGAGTTATATGACGATGACGGAAACTCAGTAGAGGACTTAGAACAGCGAATAGCCGCTTACGAGAGTGACACACAGAGCCAAGAAAATGTGATAGCGCACCTGTCGGAGGTGATGAGGGTACAAGGCTATAAACTAGACCAGCTCAATCAGGAACTGCTCTGTGTCGAGAAAGAATTAGCTACATATAAGGAGACAAATAGTGATTAACATTATGATCGATTTAGAAACACTAGATACAACACCGGATGCAACAATCCTTAGCATTGCGGCCGTAGCGTTCGATAGGTATGGGAACATAGCCGGGAAGTTACACGGATATACGAAAGACTGTCCGTCCGGCAGTACTACAAAGTCCATGGATACGGTGCTGTGGTGGATGGTGCAGGACGATGAAGCACGGAAGCTACAGGCAGGCGCAGAGCGCGATCCACTCACCCACGTCCTCAAGGAATTATCCGGCTTTTTCAGGAGCTTCGAGGGGCAGGAAATAGCTGTGTGGGGCAACGGAGCGGCGTTCGATAATGTAATCCTTCGCCGAGCATACGAGCGCAATGGGCTAGAAGCACCGTGGTTGTACCGACAAGACCGATGCTACCGAACACTGGCCAAGTTATTTCCATGCGTTAAGGCGCAGGAGTTTGCAGGTACCAAGCACGACGCACTATCTGATGCAATGAACCAGGCGAGGCATCTGTGGGAAATCCTGAAGAAGATAAAATAAGGCGCAGACGCGCCCAACTCATGGTTCATTCCTACCTGTATTACGAGCTGGATACCCCGATGATTACGGACGACAAATGGCAGGAGTGGGCTAATGAGTTGGTCGGATTACAGCGAGAACACACAGACCCTATCGGATTCTTCGACGACCTGTTCAAAGATTTCGACGGGTCTACTGGGTATCATCTAACAAAGAACGAGTGGGCACGTAATGTAGCAACTCGTTTACTAATGTACAATCCGCACACAAGAGACGGCTTAAACCTTTAGGAGGACGTATGGACGTTCTGTTTTTAGACTTCGAGACATACTACGACGACCAATACTCGCTCACCAAGATGACTACCGCAGAGTACATCAAGGACGAGCGCTTCAAGGTTATCGGTGCGTCTTATGCACACGGGGAAGGCCCTACGCGCTGGGCCGATCCTATGCAACTGTTTGCCCTAATCTCGGAGACGGATTGGGCTAACACCAAACTGGTGGCACACAACACCACGTTCGATGGGGCGATCCTATCGTTTGTATATGGCGTACAGCCTGCTATGCTAGGTGACACGCTCAGTATGGCCCGGTACGTGTTCGACATGAGTAGATACAATCTAGCGAGCGTGGCTAAGTTGTTGGGTTTGCCGGACAAAGGCAACGCGCTAGTCGACACAAAAGGCAAGACAGAGTTAACCAAAGAGGAATATGATGCGTTAGTAGATTACGCAATTCGTGATACAGAAATTTGCCAGGCCGCATATTACAAGATGCTGCCATCATTGCCGAAAAACGAGCACGCGCTTATTGACATTACCCTGCGTATGTATACCAACCCGCGCCTCAAGTGCCTGTCACCTAAGTTGCGTGAGTACGAGGAACGCCTACGGGGCGAGTTGGCCAACAAGCAGGACGATGTGTTAGGAAAGCTGCGCGAAGTTCTAGGCGATACCCCACTTACCGAGGACGCGCAAGTGTTCACATCAAACAAGAAGTTCGAGAGCCTACTTATCGACTTGGGTGTGGATATTCCAAAGAAATTAAAACGAGCCACGCCTCACCAAGCGGCGCGATCTATGGCCAGACGCGACAAAATGCTGGAACAGGTCGGCATAAACACGGCGAAGATAGAATGGTACACGACAGACATTTCGACGATTAGCGATGCGTTGGCTGCCCGCGAAGCGTCCGGCAAGAACATGAGCACGAAAAAGGTAGCAGCAGCGCGCGAGCAACTCGAGCGCAGGCACGGACAAATCGCCGACTTAAAAAGAGCCAACGAGAGTTTGGAAGCTGACATCAAGAATGCGCTTATTGTCAAGAAGGGCCAACTACTAGAGGTCCCTGCACTAGCCAAGAACGACCAAGGATTGCTCGATCTGCTGGAGCACGACGACGATCTAGTAGTGGATGTGGTAGACGCTCGTATCGGCTCGATGTCGACGATCAATATGACGCGCGCCGTCAAGTTAGCAAACGTAGCGGACGCTATGGACGGCTATCTCCCAGTACCTTTAGCTTACTGTGCTGCGGGTACAAACCGTTGGGGCGGTCGTGAGTACAATATGCAGAACCTACCAGCACGTGGACGCGACAAGACATTGCGCGAATCTCTAGTAGCACCGGAGGGTTACAAGATTATCGCGGCCGACTTAGCACAGATCGAACCGCGAGTCCTGGCGTGGCTTGCGGGTGAGGAGGCGTTGCTGGAATCGTTTAGGTCTGGCCGAGATTTCTACACGGCGCTGCATGGAAAGATTTTCGGCAGCGACTATGACACCATGTACGCGGGTTACAAGAACGACGAGTACGAATGGGTGTATGCACGAAACGTAGCGAAAGCCGTTGGCTTGGGGCTTGGTTTCGGGCAAGGCCACAAGAACTTCGTAAACTTCGCTAAGGTAGCTGCCAAGGTTACATTGTCAGAGGAAGAATCGAAGGACATCGTGAACGCTTACCGTGACGGGGTGCCCGGTATTTCACAGTTCTGGCAGACCTGTAACGACCTGTTACCGGCCATGTCTACGAACGCGGCGCTTAATGTGGTTCGCAATAAGTGCCTATTCCGTAGGGGGTTTATCTACCTACCGTCAGGGCGCATGTTACGTTATGACAACCTGCGGTCTGAGGAGATTGCCGAGTTGGACGAGAACGGCGATGTGAGCGGCAAGCGGCGCGCATGGGTCTATGGACCGCACGGCGTTGTGCGGTTCATCTACGGCTCGAAGGTAGTGGAGAATCTGGTACAAGCGCTGGCCCGAGACATCGTAGCAGACATGGCTATTCAGGTAGATGGCCTGTTAGATCGCACGTCAGGAGAGTCGATCGTTATGTTGGTACACGATGAAATCGTTGCGGTGGTACAAGAAGGTCGTGTAGACTATCTATCAGAAGAAATAAAGCGCATCATGCACACCACGCCAAGCTATACACCGGGGCTACCGGTGGCTTGTTCGTTGCATGTTGCTAACAATTATGCGGAGGCAAAATAAATGGAAGTGGTATTCTTAGAAGGCGTTGGCCAGTTGCGTAAACTGGCCAAAACATTTATTAGGAGAGATGATGGCTCTATCGAGAAACATGCTTACCCTAACGCAGCACGTATGACTTCATACTCAGAAGAAGTCAACACAGTAGATGAGTTCGCAACAGTATTAAAGAGCCATGCAAAGGAGTATCGTGCGCTCTTCACCGGCCACCTAACTAAGCCGTTAAAAGGCGAGCCACGTAAGGGCATGGCGACGAAGAACAACAAAATGGACTGGGTGTGCCTTGATCTTGACGGAGTAGACGCCGACAGCGTAGAGCAGGTGGTCAGCGAGATACCACAACTAGAGAACACATCTTATGTTGTAGCCTACTCAGCGTCTCACGGTTTCAAAGATGGTGTTAACGCCCACGTCTTTTTCCTACTAGACACCCCTGCTCGCCACGACAAACTAGTCACGTTGGTAACGGCAATGAACTGGTACACGCCTAGACTGCGTGAGCAGCTACGTTTGAGCGAGAGTAAGATGTCGCTAACCAAGAAGCTGGATACAGCCGGGGTTCGTGCAGCAGGGCTTATCTACATCGCTCCACCGATGCTAAAAGGTCTTGACGACCCTTGTACCGACATCGACGGGCGTATCTTTGTTGTGCATAAGGACAAAGATACATTGAGCCTAAACACTTTCCCGTCGACGTGGCTGGACGACACTATCTTTAAGATACAGATGCGTGAGCGACTAAATGAGCTGCGAAAAATGGAAGGATTGCCGCCAGTTGCTAATAGCAAGATTACGGTAGATGTTGATGGCATGTCTGTAGAGTATAACGCAGAGCCGGACCCGATGACCATCCAGCTCATCCCAGGACCGGTCAACATCAATGGCATGGTTCGTTGTAACGTTAACGGCGGTGACAGCGGTGCTTACTATTTCAACTATGGGTATATCTCGGACGGTGCCTACGGTTCAGAGATTACCTTGATGCAGAACTTCAAAGGCGACGCACCTTTTGCGTTGATGAAGGCTGCTCCAGCATTTGCTCAGAAATGGAACGATTGGGTTCGTCAGGAGGAGGCTGTACGCAATGGCGAGATGGCAGTACCAGAATGGCTAAAGCAATGTCCCACCACTGAGTACGTAACGGAAGCGGTCAAAGATATAGAGGACACGGAAGTGGTGGGAGAAAAGAAAGAGTTAAGTACGGAAGAAACGGCAACGGCGAGGACGATCATTTTCCGTGACGGCAACTCAGACACACACTATGAACTCAGCATCTTGGTTACAGGAACGCCGGTGTTCAAGAAACTGAGTCCCGCGTCGGCTAAGACACGCGCCAATGCACTCGGCATCCGCTACTCAAAAGAGGACGGCTTCCCTACCCTGCACATGGTATTCGACCCGCGCCGTTCTGAGATGTTCTTCGAGCTAGACGGAGAAGCGATGGTAAACACGTTCGCCGCGCCTAAGCTGATAGACTTCTCGGCGGCCAAGACGATACCGTTGGAAGATGTTATGGGGCTTATCAAAGAGAAGTGCCCAGTGTATTACACATCGATCATGCACCCATTGTCTTACGACCTAGAGGCCGCAAAGCGTTTTGTGAACTGGGCTACGATCCACGTGCTGTACCCTAACACACGTGTTAACACCGCATGGCTACTGCGCGGCATCCCTGGGTCAGGTAAGTCAACGTTAGTATCGGATCTCCTATCCAGACTACTGGGCTATGGACACAGCGAGCATAACGCCGGCGCCTACAACGGCTACTGTTCGACAGTTAAGACATCAACAGTCGCCAGTGACTTCTCTGGCTGGCAGTTGAACTCTCGATTCATCGAAGTATCTGAGGCTGAGACGGACGGCAATAAGCACCGAAACAACGACGCCATGAAGCAAGAGTTTAAGCGCCTAGTAACGCAGGAACAGTCGGACATCAACGAGAAGTATGGGGCACAACGCAAAAACGTGAATGTGTTCAACGCTTATGTGTTCACCTCCAACTATCACGACACCTTCCCTATTGATCTTGGCGACCGTCGTTACCACGTACCTAAGTACCAAAGCATACCGATCAAAGATGTACTGCCAGTGATCGCTGACGACCATAACACGTACCGCCGTATGTTAGACTCGGAAGCAAAGACATTAGGAGACATCATGTCTAAGCTGATCGTAGACCAAGGTCTAGCGCAGCAACCGTACGACTGTGGCGACAAGGCAGAGATCATCGAGGCCAGTCAGTCTGTCGGTGATCTGTTCATAGGTTGGATTAAGACGGGGGACTTCGATCGTATAGCGGACGCAGTAGTGTCTAGCGTAGAGATGCGTAGTCGCAACAAGGGCATCGACTCAGTAGACCAAGCGTCTATCAGCTACGTGGCCTATGTATGCTCTACCGGTGAGACAGTACACAGCATACCAAGGGGTGTGTTGCAGCAAATCTATACGACAGCCTTCCCGACAGCCTCGAACATGTCATCTACGGCGTTCAGTCGCAAGTTAGGTGCGGCCGGCGTTACACCAAAGCCAGGACGACCTACTGCGGGTATGCGCGACCTGCTAGGCCTTAGCAACACAGTAACGCCGTTGATAGAGGTTAGTTGGACGATGGGCGCGGTTAACGACTGGATGGCGCACCCGCTGATTGCCGCAGAAGTCGACGGTATGCGTAAGAAACAGGAAGTCTTGCGGATGGTATCATGACGCAGGTGTACTTACCGCCGCCCCTTGCTTTAAAAGGCAGGGGCAGTCCGGCGCTAGCGCGTAACGTGCGCGAAGTGGCGGAGGCATACACATGGATACGACGAGGGGGGATATTACCAAAAGCCGCCGACGACAGGTGTTTTGATTTAGATGCGATACAATATTACATCGACTTTATAAAACTCGCCTTAGACATAGTTCCGGGGACTGAACACTCAGACGCGAAGCTGCCTTACTGGAGATACGTGGCCAATGAGTACCAACGCAAGTCACGATCTTTATGGAACGGACACGGTGTACGTGGGCATGACGGAGAGTTCTTAATGGCGTCCGTGTTATGCGGCGTGGACATGGGGATGATCGGTAAGCGGTACTTACTCACCGGTGAACGTGTCGTATTAGGCCTTCGGAAAAAGAAGGATTTTTTATACGAACCGCCAGCCAATAAGTCTAGGTGGTGGTCAGTGGTGAACAAGCACGGCGTTAGGGTGGCGTGCGTTGTTCACGACGAGTGGTTGACTAAGGGGCAAGCGTTGACGTACGCCAGAGAGGTGTTACCGAAAAACGCTTGGGGGTTGAAGGAAGTACGCAAGGAACTACCTGAGCAGTGTTTAGTTTAAGTGGTACGCACTTAACTGCCCTGCATACTGGATTTCAGTTGTTCCGCGGCCAGCGTCGACGCCTCGGCTCTTGCCCGCGCCTCTGCCTCGGCCGCCGCCCTATCTGCATCCCGGGTATTAGCCGCTGAGAAGTATAGGCTAAAAACCATATTGTACACATCTGCATGTGTAAACGTAACGCCGGTGGGGAGCAGAGTGTCTGGAGACACCATGTTTACAACGGCTTCCGACGAGAACCGCACCGAACAGGTATCACTGATAGAAGTCGCAACGCCACCGCTCTCAGATTTCACAGCATCTTCTTCGGAGAAAGCCACGTAAGGCACGCCGCCTAAATCGTTGCTGATTGTGACAGTGCGGCAACGACGGTATATTGTGCCGACAGGTACATTACTAGAATAATTAGGCATTGGCGGCCTCCTCTAAAGTTTTAATTCGCACTTTCATCGCCGCTACTTCCTTTGTTAGGCTTTGAATCGCTCCTGTTAGTAGAGGAATGAATTGGTTATAGTTAAGCATCATTGTCCCCGACACGTCGCCGGCGAGTGTCCCGTGAACAGCGCTGACTTCTTGTGATATAAACCCCGTATGCACAGCGTTATCTCCGTACAGTGGGCTATTTTCAGCCCACTCATAGTCAACCACACGCAGGGAGTTTACCTTCGTTAAACAGTCTACCGTAGAATCCTTTATGTTCTTCTTGAAACGGGCGTCCGACACGTTTCCGTTTGAGGCAAACGTGGCTACACCGTTCTTATAGACTACGAAGTTACCGTCGCTCTGCATGATCGCACTATTTGAGCCGGCAACTAGTGCGGCGCCGCTAGAATTTGTTATAGATCCGCTGTATAATGTTCCGCCTACGGTAAGATTCCTGTTGACGGTAAGGTCTGTTGTAAGGTACCCGCCAGTCCCATAGAGCCATGCGTTGAAGTATGCGTTGCTATAAAACCCGCATGAACCGTGTATTGACAGTGCTGATTTCGAGGAATCGGCGACGTCTATCAACAGCACTGTGGTAGCCCCGTCGCCGCCTGTCTGCCCAAACCTAACTGTTCCCGCTGAAGACGAGAATGTTACAGAGTTTGCTGTAAGCGTGCCAGCGCCGATTCTGTCTGCGGATATGCTCCCAGACGTTATCTTTGAAGCGTCTAGGCTCTCAATCTGCGCTGATGTTACATACAAATCCCTAGCATATACCCTGCCGCCACTGATAGAGAAGGGGGTTAGCTTAGTGCCATTTACCGTACTCGTGACGTAGAAGTTATCCGCCAGAAAAGACATCCCGGAGGTGGCTGCTGTACCCGTATTCAGTAGCCCATACCCTTGCACGTACCCATTGACGTCTGTTCTTATTACATACTTGGCGCTAATAGTGTCAACTTCTGACCTGACATCGGTAGCCGAATACCCGGCTGAAGTTTCCACGGCAGTAGAGATCTGGTGCATAGCATATGCACTATCGTCGTCAGCCCTAGTAGTGGTTGTTGTGGTAACTGATGCAATATTATCATTTAACTCCGCCAATATACCAGACGAATAATCAACTTCCGCTTTTGTCTCGGCTGCTGTAGCCTCTATTTCAGTGCTAACGCCGGCGATGCTATCGCCTAATTCAGCAATATAAGCATCCATGTGGGTGGTAGAGGCGTGAATGTTGTCTTGCACCACGGAGTTTGATGTGTGTACACCGGAACCTAGAGTGTCTAAATCATCTGCAAGCTGTCTAGCTTCACCTATCTGTGCCCTAGCGCCCGCCATGACTTCGTTCAACTCCTCTCCGAGTCCCAAGGCATTTAGCATAGCGTTGGCATGAGTAGCGAAAATCTCTCCGAGAACGGTGGGCGACGGTAGCGCAGTCGCTGTCACCATATCACTATACATGCCGACAGTATTAGCGCACACGGATACATGGCGCAGCCATACGTATCTAATAACCTCGTAGTTATTCTCCTCGACGAACTCAACCGCAGGGACGGGGAAACTATATATCGTCCCAGACTTAGTCCCCTCTAGCTGTGCTGCACTGCGATCAGGTGTAGTAGACACCCATATCTCTGTTTCTTTATATCCAATGAACGTAGGGTAATCCCAAGTCAACCTGATAGCACCGAAAGCACCGCTAGCTTCTATACCAGTTACAGGCCCGGGGGTAACAGGTTTAGCACAGTCGAGTAGGTTGCCAGGCCCAGCGGTAAAGTACCCAGTCTGCCCAGATGCCGCAGATGACGAAGCCGAAGACGTCCTCCCCGGCGCACTATACCCAGAAGGAGCTGAATAGGATGCCGCACTGGGGTCAGACTGTTTCCTGGCCGCTAAAACGCTGTTATTGAGTAACTTAAAACTCTCCCTAACGCTGTCGTAAAAACGCTGTGTTTCCGGGTCGGCACTAATCGGCCTAGGGATGTCTGGTACACCTTTAACCGCCATACAAAGCTCCTGTTAACTGCGATAAAACTGTAGAACGATAGGTAAACAGTCCGGTTCCTTAAAAGTCAACGTGTTAAGACCTATCTCTAGCCCTACAGTAACGGACTCGTTCGCCGCTACCGTCTTGTAGTAGCCTGTCTTTCGGTTATTGGTGATAACCGTTCCGATAGTTGCGACAACGATGGTAGGTGTTGTAGTGGTGGTTACTGTAGAATCATAAGATGCGACAGTGATGTTAGTTGCGCCAATAGCGCCGCCGATAGCCATAAAGTATCCCCTTATCCTAGATATTCAAGTTCTTTTCTGTCACTGGTTAATACGAGTTTTGATACAGGGCTAGCAGTGACGATCTCAGCCTGTACCCTGTGCCAACGGTTTGACGGAAAACGAACGGGGTGGTGGTTTGCGTAGGCAACAACCCGTGTAGTTTTAGCTCCGTCGCTCTGCCATAAGTGCCACGTAACTGACACCGGATAAGATGCCGCGATACATTGCGTCCACCCAAAAGTCTGTCCGTTATTGAACTCGAACACTTTAGATGTCCATGTGTATGATGGCGCGAAACTGTTAGCTAAAAGTTCTCCGACGGTAGTACGCAAACCACCGTTTGCTTGGTCAAACGTACCAGAGGTCGGGAGTCGCGTAGACTCTGATATTGTCTTATTCCGCATATCAAACACGTAAGTCCCTGCCGAGAATGACAGTACGTACCAGTCCATTAGGCGGTATGCTCTTGCCCCCACGAACGATTGGGAACTCCACCATGAAGGGTCAACAGCCCCGTCTGTCAGAAGCTCGCTGCCCGCTGTTGAGATTAACGCAAGACCGGTAGGTGATACGTAAACAATGCCGTTACCCATATTAACCGCTGTGTCATCTGCGATACATGGATATAGCGTTGGGACTTCTGTAATTCCTAACCCTGTCGGGGTCTGGCCGCTAATGAAGTAGTTGCCGTTGTCTGTGATGGCGAGTATCCCGTTATAGGTCGATATGCACCTACGGATGTTGTATTTCAGCGTGTATGTGGTTCCAGCAGGCCAAGCATGGGGCAGATAAAGTTCTGAACAGTACAGGCTTGTGTCTTTCCAGCCTATAAAAAACCCCTGACCAGTTGGCAGAATCCCAGCGAGAGGCGGCGGGGGTAGCCAATCTGTAGACGGACAAGCCTCGCCAAGCGCGTCGTCTGGAGTGTCGTCTGTGAAATTATTTGGCGTGTCTACCGTTCCGACATACAAATACGAACCATAACTCGCTCTGTATAAAGTTATCACTGATCCGCTGGCAGCCATCTCTCCTTCTATCTTTAGTTTCGCAGGATAGCCGTGGTAGAAAGGCCCAATTATGCTAGGAGCTGATGGAGGACCCTCTTCTAATATAGGGCTACCATCCGCCATCGTTCCAACGACTTTAGATATGGTGTAGACGTATGCACGGTATGTGCCTATTTGGTTGGCTATGTCGGAGTGTGTAAGCCCCGATACGGCGTCAGGGTTTACTGTGTCGTATGCCGCGCTTTTTGCGTCGGTTAAATCGCTGCTGTTAAACGTTTCCTTATTAACACTTGCTCCTGAGAGGAACTCTGCGAGAAAGTTCTGCATCTTTGTAGAGCCAGTAGTCAGTCTTGCGATCCAGTACGCCCTACCGTCCGCATCTGGCGCTCTACCAAGTAGGGAATAAGCGTAGTCAACGACGTAGGAGAAGTTCGCCGCAGCATAAAAGGTTGGTAGGAAGTTATAATAAGTAAGCTCGCCAGTACGCAGTTGGTTCTCCCAGTACGCCGCTCCGTCAGGATCGGTAAACCGTAATGAGGAATAAGCCTGTGATACCAACTGCGGGATGCTTATCGCGGCATAGAACGCCGGCAGGAACGTAGACAGTGTTAGCTGTCCTGTATTCAGTAGCCCAACCCAGTAATCATACCCGGCCTGGTCTATCTGGTTCGGGCCATCGCCAAACCCCCATCTTGCTACGCTAGAATACGCGGACAGCACAGCGACTGATACCGCGTTTCCGTTAGCTGTTGGCGTCGGTACAGTAACCACATTACTCGGCGACACAATCCCTGACGAGGCAGATGGCGCCGTTGTGGTCGTTACCGTCCCACCGTTAGACGACACATAACCAGTTGGTATCGCTGTTTCCACAGGGCTACCGTTCGTAGAGCCATTAGACCCGCGATATAGGACTCCGCCTTCCACCCAGTAAACTCTCTTTGCAGCATCGTTAGCTAGAGGCGACTGGATATACTTGTTAGGCGTATCCCCTGTAAACCACTGGCCATAGACTTTAACCGGCCAACCGACAGCGGCACTTCCAGCAGATGCAGAATAAAAACGCGCCGGTTTTAGCGTACCACCGAACTCACAATCCCTAGCGAATGACGCAGCCGTGGTCGGCAGATCGTAGTTGTTTGTCCCCGGCAGTTCACCCAGGAAGTTTGATAATACGATACCCATTAGTTTTTGCCCCAAGCTGCTGCAATTTTATCCGCCAGTGTGAAATGTTCTGATAGCTGCATGATTACCGTCCATAAGTTGATTCAATCTACGGTACTGACTCGTCTAGCCTTATTACCGCCCATTTTAATGGGGTTTATCTAGTTCTTGCGTAACACCTACCGCCCACCGGTGACAGGTGTTTGCGTATCTTGCTGCGTCGTCAGCTTCTTTTGCCAGTTCGACAAGAAGTCCGATACTCTCGTCTGAAAGTCCGCTTTGGGTGGCTGCGCCTGCACACTGGCGGGCAGTACTGGCTGCGGGCATGGCGCTACTACCGCTACTGGCGGAGCGCTGCAACCGCTTAATATCAGCAGCAAGCTTGATATTTTCAGCATGTGCATCACTGATTGCTTTTGCTTGCTGCTCATTATTCACCTCTATCTGTGTATTTAATTGGTTAAGATCATGTTCTTTATCCATAGTAATCTTAACTTGGTTGGCATAAGCCTCATTCCAAGCCGCGTGAAGCTGGGCAATCTCAGCGTTAAGCCGTAGCCCGTTTATATACCAGCCGCTAAAGAAACTGATGGCTATTGCCGCAACCATTGAATAAAGCCACATCAATATAGCCCCTCATATTTCTTAGCACGTTCGTATACTAATTTAACATATCCGCGATTAATATCATAAGGACTCTGGCCGTAACCCTTAAATGGTTTATGACTTTTTACACTACTTAACTCGACGTTATCATACCATATATTGGGATTACATTTAGGCGTAATGCTACACTTTAGGCGTTCTTTACGTAATCCACCAATACCGCCGTTATAAGATGATAACGCCATTTGGTAATTATCCGCTGGGGTTGCCGCGCCCTTAATCTCGCTGCTTAAATCACGCATGTATACAACTAATCCACGTAGTTGATAATTAGCTTGATACGGGCGCTCAAACGACCAGTTGCCCCAGTTAATCTCTGGATGTTTGGCTTTGATTTCCTCAATAGCATCGAAGGTTTGTGTCTTTGTGAATTGACTCAAACCTACACCCCATTCCCTATCAGTTTTAAGTTCTGCGTTTGGCGACCAGCATTTAGGTGATTTAAGCGATGTACAGCTTTCTTGTTCTACCTGTCCTGCTAATAGTACCGGTTTATAATGATCTTTCCAATACGATACCTGTTCTTGTTTAAGAACAGGTAAGTATGTATGAGCATTAACCGGTATGGCGTCCACATCAGTGCCCTGCTGTCATCAGCATACTAATCATTAACGCAAAAGCGGCGACCATCAGCGACGCGCCTAAAAAGACCAAACCACTGCCCAGTGATGTGATACGGGCCTGTTCTGCCATATCCCCCATATCGACATAAGGCAATAAAATCTTACGGATAATATGGGTTAATCCGGCGACCAACATACCCAGCGAAAGGACGCTAACAAATTCCAATAACAAACTGGCATTAATAATATAAAGAAAGATAATGGCCGGAACAAACAACCAAAATAAGCGTTTATCAAACTTCATGATTACCCTCCGTAATCTATTTTAACCTGTGTACTCGGTTGCCGCATTTAAGCGCTGCCCGAGAGGATGGTTAGTATTTTAATTCCGTATCCGGTCATCAAGAAACTGATAACAGCAACACCACCTAGGATGTATTTAACAGCACTACTAACCGTATTGGTTAGCTCTTGTACCGCCCTAGTTAAAGCATCGACATCACCACGCAAGTCGCCATGCTTTTCAGAAAGCCCATTAATGCGGCTATCTATGCTTTGACTTAATAGGTCAAGCTCGCCTTTGAGCTGTATATAGTTCACATCTGTGATGCGCCTGTTTAAAGATTCTTCTGCCACTATGCGCCCTCTGCACCTAAAATAATTCCATTTGCATATTTTAACATCTTAGCATTAATTGTTAAAACTATTTAGCAAATACAGCAGCAATAACATCACCGGGGCTTGCTACTTGCTGTGTTAGCGTCCTGTTAGTACTAGACCAAACAGCATCGGCGATCTGTTCTAGCGTATAACTGTTACCACCACCGCCCGCGGTAATCGCTTGTACTGGTTGTTGATAGTTAACCCTCACAACATGACTTCCTAATGTATTAAGAAAGGGATCACCACCGCCAGAGACTAACAAAATACCGTCGGTTACTGTTAATGTGTGATCCGCCTCTTGCGGCCTAATTCGCCAACCGTTAACTAAAAACCCATAGATAGGGATACTAGTTCCAGCAGCAGCATCAATCACATCACCGCCTACTGTTAAGAAAGCGGGTAAATATTTTTGATTACCACTGGCGCTAATAAACCAATCTATCCATCTGCTATATACATCCCTAACAGACATAGTAATTACTCCCGTACCGAGAGTAATTACCTTATTAACACCATCAAACGTATATGACATATTGTTTAATTACCCAATATACGCGCGGTCTGCTTCTGCTACTGCACCGAAACTAATGCCTTTAGCACGAGTAATAGTTCCCTGGACAACTACAGGTTTAGCATGGCCTTTGTTACCGGCTACGATTACAATTTGAGCATCAGTACCGGCAGTACGACCGCCTTGTGTATTACCATCATAGTCGAATGTAAATGATAGTGAACTGCCCGTGATTGTGCCCTTGATAGGATTGCCATCTTTATCATTAACAGTGATAGCAGTAGAAGTACCGTAGTCACCGGTTACAGTGTCTAAGAAGTACATAATATAGTAACCAGCACCGCCGGTAGTTAGCGGCGTATTGAAAGTAATTGTACCGGCAGAACTATATGGATATGTACGAATTACACCGTTATAATCTGTAAATTGAATACGGTTAATATCATTTGCTTGGATATTAGTAATGAATACGCCGGTAGTAGTAACTAATGTGTCACCTACAAAGTAACACAATTCATTAGCAGTTTTACCAATCACCGTGCCAGTGCCAGAGTCAATATCTGTAGTTTGCCGTAATAGATACTGTGCTTTGGTGTAGATCTGTTCTAGTGTTGCGCCATTACCGTCAATAATAACTCTAAATGGGTATGAACCTGAGCCGATTGCCTCATTCTGGTCTGCATTATAATAAGTAACAGTAACCTTATCGTATGGCGCCGCTGTCATTGAAGAATCGGGTGCTTGGATTTTTAGATCGTCTTCATTTGATAATAGGACGTTTACAGTATAAGCACCGGTACCTGATTGACCTGTATCAGCAAGTGTGGATGATTTATACTTCTTAGCATATTCACGGGCGAATGCTTTGAAATATACACGACTATCAAAGTTACCGTTATTGGTATCCCCGAATACTTGAATACCTTCGTTTACTTCATCCGTAAATGTAAAGTTAGTAGGCGCACCACCGGATACTTTTTGGTAATACAGTTGAGCACCGGTATTTACATCACCTAGTGATACGATACCCACGTGTTGGCGATTTAAGTTACCAGAACTGTCATACTCAGACCAACCGCCGTCACGTAACGCTTGACGTGTTGTATCATTAGCAGGTTTCCATCCATTATAACTACCACCATCTGTACCGAATTGGAATTGACCTGACTTCGCGTCAATTACATACATTGGAAATGGATATTTGTTGTAAGCACTTGTTTCCCAAAGTTTAATGAACTTTGAGTAAACTGCCTGCAATGTTACGCCGTCCTTATAAACCAGATTCCCCGCTTGATTTAGTGTGAACGTCTTTGCAGTAGTATCAATGGTAATCTCCGTACCTACTACTAACAGATCACAATCTGTAATTTTTGCCATTTAAGTATATCTCCCTTACGTTAAAAAGTTTCTATCAATAATCTGCTGAATAGGTAAACTTGCGTCCGTTGTGCCTAAATTATAATTTAGGATACTAAACGGAACATACCCCTGTTTGTATACTTTAATATCCACCAATCCCGTATTAGAATAAACATAACTATAGGTGCTGGTTGGATTACTATCTACATTAACGCGCTCATTTATTGTTCCCGCATCCAGAATAACAATATCACTATTAGGAACTAAACCAGTTAGGGTTAGAGTAATAACATCTAATGGGTATTGATAATCTTGTGCAGATGCCGTACTTACTGTTGTTAAATACACAGAAGTGATTGCTGTTGTATTTGCAGTAGTAGTTGTAATTTGTAACTTTAGTTTATGGCCTTTACTAGGATCAAGTGTGTAAGCGTTTAAGGCAGTGGCTAAAGTTGTAGCAGTATAATTTGCAGTAGTCATTGTAGACCAACCAGCACCATTGTTTAGGTCAATAGCATAGTTATAGTTATAGTTAGTTGCAGTACCTCCTGCCATTACTAAAGCAGTATTGGCGTATTGAGTATGGCCTAACAAATAATTGGGCATTGTAAATGTAACACTCTGTCCAACGTTAGGCATATATAAACTACCGGCAGATGTAAATGCAGCTCCGTTGGTTAGGGATACCTGACTTACCGTGCTTGTTGTTGGCTCGTTCATCATCACTACTATACGACCGGCAGTAGTAGACGTAAAACAATCAAACCAATGTGTACCATAAACCGATACCTGGGCGGCTAATGAACCAATACCACCCATACCTTTTCTTGTTTGGTTAAGTATCACCATTATGTCTGTATTATCTGCATAGTCACCAAAGACATTTTCTTCTGTAAAATTAATACATGAGTTATCACTTGTGTAAATGCCTATTCGGGTATTACTTACATAAACTCTTTGTATTTTAAAATTTGAACAGTTAGTGAATGCAGAGTAAATATAGCCACACGCATTTGTTGAGCCTAGGGATAATGGTGATGTTCTAGTTCCTATGTTTCTTAATTTTACATTAGAGCACCCAGCATTTGCATTGAGTAATGCAGTATATGGTTGGTTATTTGTAACAGGTAAAGATAGTCCACTAAATAAACAGTTTTTAGTAGACGAGCCTAGATACCATACATACACCGCATAAGTAGTTACTGTCGTGCCCGATACCGCACCAATAAATATAGTATTATTAAATGTTACGGTGTCACACGCATTTAAGCTGGCGGCGGCTTCTATAATAACTGGATTATTGAATATACAGTTAGTCATACGAGTTCCGTAGATTGAGTACACTGTAACGTTTGCCTGGATAGTATTCGCCCTAAACGTACAGTTGTTAAATGTAAACCCAGTAATATCTTGGAGTACTGAAGTGTACGCACCAGAAGCAGCAAGAGACACCCTGCCAAATACGCAGTCGGACATAGTACCGCCGGCGTAACAATACGTCATTGTTATACCAGGAGTAAGCAATGCTGTAGTGGGTTTATTACCTACACCAACTTTTGACCATGATATTGGTGTAGCTATCTCATCAAGATAGATAGCATCTACAAATCCGCTATTTGATAACGCTACTGAGTATGGTTGTGTAAGCGCTAAGTACCATTCCATATTACACTTGTCTATGTTTATAACGCCGCCGCCCGTAGATGTGAAGGTATGTCGTGTTCCTATTGTAGCATTTGGAATTACTACTGCGTTTCTTGCTGAAGTTGTACAGTTACAGAAAAACACATTACCCACAACAACTGCAAGACCAGAAGGTGGTACATACCCATTGGCAGCAGAACCAGAGTTGCCAATACGTACTAGTCCAGTATTGTCAATCCAAACTACTTTACCCCTAGCTGCTTCCGTTCCAGTTGTAGTAGTTGTTCCGGCGTTCGCATAAAACTCATAATCCCCAGCACCGGCAGTCTTCTCAATGAAGACTCCAGCAACGTGTCTTAGTGTACCGTTATTTGGTATTTGTAGAGTTTGGTTAGCTGTACCGTTAGTAGTGCCTACAGGATACCAAGCACCATATACATTAAATGACCCTAGTCTATTGGCATTAACAGTTGATGATTCATCCCCTAGAATCTCTAAGAACCCGACGGTACTTGGGCCTGTAGCACTTGCTGTAACGCCTGATAATGTTAACGCTCCTGATGCAAACTCTACACCATTCCATTGTTTAATCATTATCCAGCCTGTAGCAGGCATAGTACCGCTATCTACGAGTGGTGCGGCAGTTAAGGAACTATATACACACATTAATAGTCCACTAGCACTTCCTTGAGTAACTGTAGAGTTTAATGTTGGTATAGTGCCAGAACCATTGTTGAATGGAATCAGTCTTACATTTCTACCATCAATATTACATATACCTCCTAATGTAGCAGAGATAGTGATAGTACCCATTGAAGTAGCAGCGGTAGTACTTGAGTTATTATTGTTTAACCCAAATCTACTGTGCTGGTCGATGATGAGAGTACCACCATTAATATTGTATATATCACCACCGGCTTTACCAGTAAGTGCATCAATATTCTGAGTAGTTGTGATGGTAAAGGTTGTTGCCATTTATATTAGCCTAATGTTACCCATAATTGAGAATCATCAATCACTTTCATTGCTGTGATGAATTTATCGACAGGAATTAGTCCATTATCCTTAAGCAGTTGTTCAAAATCGTTATAAACGCCAACAGTAGCATAATTTTTTACTTCATCAAGACCAATATTTAATGTATTAATAACATAGTCAAGATCAATAGCAGTCCAACCAGTAGGTGCAATAATTACAAAATCAGCCATTTACCTTTACTCCCTTAACTTTAATACCAGCTTGTCTGATTTCATCAAACACCTTATCTGTTGGTGTTGGTGTAGTAATAGTTACATATTTCCTACACTTACTAATCGAAGCACCAGTAAGTAAAACACCATTCCACATAACTTTTTCATCTATATGCATATCTAGTACAACTAAACTTCCAACTGCAGCATTCATACTGTTACTCCGTTGTTTCTATTACTTCAATCAAGGTATCGCCTGTATACACAAGTGTCTTTACCTCAGTTACAATTCCTGTATTATACCTTACTTGCGTTAAC